CATGACAATATCTCTTTTGTTTGGATCGATATCAAGTAGATCACCTACCGTGCCAATAAGAGGAATATTGATTGCTAAGATCTTTTCAATCACCTCATCGAGTAGTTTCTCACCAAGATCTTCAACCGCTTTACCAGATAAGACATCTTCTTTTGCCTTTTTAATCTTGGCTTTATACTCGGCTACCATTTTGTCAAATGCTTGTTCAACTGTAATGGTAGGATCTGTTGCCGCTGTAATTAAATCATAAATTGGCTTACCAATAATTGGAATGTTTTTTACTGCTTTGGCAACTGCTTCAGCAACCGCTCCAATAAAATCATTGATTAGCTTATTGAACCAGTTCTTTATCTTATGCCAGGTTTCTTCGACTTCAAGGTCTGGAGATTTGATTCCAAGACTTCCATCATATGTAGATTCAATACCAAGAAACTCTTTTACTGCTTCAAGGTCTTCTTTCATTGCCTGCTTTACTTTTCTCTGTCCTTCTTTTGTGAAGAGATCAGTAATTACTGGATCATATTGATACGGTTCACCATTTTCATCTAAGAGTGTTGCTGTGCCAATAAATGGAATAGGAACCTCAAATGGATTTGGTATTCCTAATAGTTTGGCAATATCAAGAAGGATTTCAACAATACTCTTTTTAAAGTATTCTTCAATGTCTTTACCAAGTTCACGAGCTCGATATCTATATTCAAGTTCTTTTGATTTCAGCTTATCTAGTGGAGTTGTTGTTATTTCTTCAAGCGGCTTTGTTGCAGCATCAATTGCAATAATAGCAGCAATAACTGCTAATGAACATTCGTCATCTAAATCTAAACCAACAACAGATAATTCAAGTCGACCTATGGTTCTACCAATGTTTTTAAAATAAGCATCCAAGTCTTTCTTGCTCAGTTTACCATCAGGTGAGCATTGTAACTTTGGAATCTTTGGCAGATCAACAACAATTGTCATTATCCATTTAGCCCAATTACGGCACCTCGGATGTTTACTACTCCAGCCTTTGAAACAAGATTAATGTCTTTATCAGACGTAATTTCAATCATACCTTCATTAGCAACAATCTGAAGATCACCTTTTACAACACTGATAGCGTGATCGTTCATAGTTACACTTACAGAATCCTGCATTGACTTAGTAATGATCGATCCGTCTGGAAAGATTTCTACGTACGAACCAGATTTATGGTACACATGGATACGTTCAGCCTTAGGTGTATCATCAAGTTCGAGTACATGACCTGAGGATGTAGTAACAGTTTTGTTGTGAGGATACTTTGCATCATACTCGGTCTCTTTTTCACCAAGCTCTTTAATATAATCTTTCTTTACAGGACCAGCACCGCGAGCTTGTCTTGAAACGGAATGATCTGCATCATTAGGAACATAAGCAACAGATCCTATTACATAAGAAAGAGTTTCATTAATTTTGAATCCAATTACTTTAGAATCTTCTGTTAAACCAACTGGAGAAACACCAGCTCCTTTTGCATTTGCTCCTGTTGGTGGCATAAGAACGTGAGACCAAAAGAGATCTTCTGAACTTACTCTATTGCTATGACCGAGCGTTTCTCTTACTTTAACACGACCTAGCTTTTCTGGATCGTCAACATCAACAATTTCGCCTTCAAACCACTTTTGAATATTCATAATATCTCCTATTTCGTTGGTCTAGGTGGAGTGCCACCGTAACCATCTTTTACAATTTCGAGTGCTTGCATATATTCAGCACCTTCATTGAAAGAAAGAATGTGTCGGCACTTAGTTATCAAATAATTGCCGGCAAGAATCTCATTGCTTTCGACATACGGTCTTTCTTCACCAAGAGTAAGACCAGTATGTTCTGGAATATCACACGTAATTACATCACCAATTGTAACCGTGGTGTCGCCATATACTGTAATATGAGCAACTGTATTAAAAAGAAAAGAAAGATAATATGGTCTTAATACTTTTGCTTCTGCTTGATCTGCTGTTTCGACAGATGGATCGAAATACGTAATTTCAATCCTGCCTTCATCTTTTGAAAGTTCCTTTTGTGAAGTTAAGTTCTGGCTAATAGAACCTTTATTCAAAGAAACAAATTCTATTTTTGAAGAGTCAATGGTGTATGGATCGATTTGGCCAGTAATAACATTTTTTCTTTTAATTAGAACTTTACCACCGCCAAGTAGTCTAGTAACGTTTTGATTGCCTGTTTGGATTGCTTTTAATCCAAGGATGTTTCTCCAACGCGAACCGGTTACCGAAACATCTGCTAGTGCAACTTGAGTATAATACTTATCACCAATCTTCTTCTTTCCATCATCAATCAAACCTTCAAAGGTTTTGAAATGATACCCTTTACTGTTTTCATAAAACAAAAAGCAATGGCCACTATATTGAGCAGACATTGACTTGAGTCTTATCTGATCAATGGCCTCAAATGGAGTAAGCTCAGTAAAGTTGCATGCCTGCAAACCTAGGGTTTTTTCAAAGAAGTAATTCTTATCAGTTTCCACTAGTTGCAAAAGTGCATTAATAATAGTTTCGCTTTCGGTCTTTTTTCTTACCAAAGGAATGTTTTTAATTTGTGTAGATTTAATTGCTTCACGAGAAACACACGTAATTTTATATGTAATGCCCTTGTCGTCTGGCAACGTTTCTGCTGGATCTACAGCAATAGGATATAATGTGTATTTTACGTTTGCGTTTTTATTATCTTCATATGTAGTAAAATCAATATTAATACGCTGTTCAAGAAAATTGAAGCGATTGAACATACCAACTTTATCAACAATAATAAATTCAGCAATAACTGTTGGTTCTAAGACACTTTCGTAAATGTCAGCTCTAGCACAGTATGGCGCCAGTTTTAAAGTTCTACAATCAATTGGTGTAGTAAGTTCAAACGTATTAAGTTTAAACTTACCCTCTCTCATCGTTACATTTGAACTCATGGGTTAAGTAACTCTACAAACAGTTTTTCTACTTCTGGAAGATAAGACTTCTTAATAAGATTTACATATCTTTTTAGTTCATTCTTTTCTTGCTCATCATCATAAGCAGTCACCTTACTCCAGAAACTAATTTCTGTATTTGGAATATTGACCTTAAGGACATTTACCTCTAACAGACCTTGACTTACATTTACTTCAAAGTCGTCTTCAACGTGCTGTACAATAACAGAGTTTCTAACAGTGTCAATTGCAACAATCGTGGCGAAAGCACCTGTGGCCGTTTGAGATATAATATCTCCAACATCAAAAGATGTAACATTAGCAGCTAGAACTAATTCCAAAATTTTATTTGTGCTTACAACCCAATCTTCTTTTACACGCTCGTATCCAGCAATTTGGTTGTTTGCATTTAACTTTGGTTTCCAATATTTTTTAATTGCGGTATCAAGAGAGTTATAAACCGCCTCTGTAATCACACTTTCGTCTGATGTCCAATCGTTTCTATAAAATAGAATCTTTTCTCTTGCTGATTCAACTGTACCATATTTTCCAATGATATATTTTTTGAAATCATCTGTGCTTAAATAATAGTCATGATAAGGATCTATAATATTATTGGAAAGATAGATCATCCAGTCATATTGTGACGAATCATAATACGTATATGAAAGAAAGTCTGGACGAATTAAATCATCTTGGATAACGTAATCAAAGTTAGAATAGATATCTCTTTTTGTCTCTTCACTAAAGTCAACCCGCGCTAAAATGTTTTTGGCAGGAGTACCATTATAATCTACAAGAGGGAATCTTGAAAAGTATCTAGACATTATTGATTAGCCCTTTTTGCGGCAGCACTTGCAGTCTCTATTAACTTGGTTCCGTAATTAGATGCTTCCGACAATCCTGCTGCAATAGTAGGGAATTGCTCGGCACCTGCTGCTTTTAGTTCTTCATAAAGCTTTGTTGCTTGGTCATTACGATCGCCAGGTTTTGTTCCATAGTCATAAGCAGTCTGAATTTCAGTTTCCATGAAGTCAATTGAAATTTGAATAAACGTTGGTTGCTTAGTTCCTTTAAAGAACGCTGGAAGACCTTGAGGAGAGTAATTTACAGAAATATTTTGAATTAAACATGGCTTAAAAATAATAAGATCTTCACTGTTTTTCTTCCAAGGATATAATTCAATATCAACTAAAGGAGGATACTGTAGTGCCGCTGTACCAAGATTGCTGAAAGCTGGCAATGAATATTTCTTCAGTTCATAAATGATTTGCTGGAGTTGTCTACTTTCAACAGCATTCCTTGGAGAAAAGGTCCACTGAAAACTGTGTGTTCTCATTTGAACACCGTTGAAAATTGCTTGAAGGTGAGGATTTGGAACTGCCCCGCCAAATTGAGCAACAGCATCACCAAAATCTCCTACTGCTTGCACACCAGCAGAATAAAGAAGAGCTTCTAGTTGTTTTCCAGCTCCTTCGCCAGCACCTCTAAAGATATTAGTACCTATATCGGCAAGGCCGCCGGTAACAACTCCCATGCCTTTTGGATCGATATTATTTGAAAATTGCTCTTTTAGTTCTCTTGGTACAGGAAGAATGAAATTTCTAAGACCTTTACGAGTAGCTACAGATTGTGGACTTGGGCGAGCATACTCTGTAAACTTCATAAGCATGTAATATTCGCCAATGTCAGGTGGAAATTGAAGCAATCCTTCGTTACTTTGAACTTTGCTATTGATAGATTGTTGAGCATCTACAACAGTTTCTGCTTGGCGATTTAATATATTATCTACGCAATCCTTTGAAGAAACTCTATTCTGTTCAGAAGTTGATGTACCAAAAAATCTATCAGCTTGACCTACAGAGAACGCATCACCAAAGCGCGCCGAAAGCTGTCCCGCAATATTATCAGATAGTCCAATCTTCTTTAGTGCTTTTCCAAAAGCATCTTCAACTGCGTTTTCGAGCTTTCGTTCTACTTTATTTACGACGTTGTCAATAAGTCGGCTTGCAATGCCTTTACTTTTTCTCAATCCGTCGTTATTAAGCTTGATAATAGCCATGTGTTCTCTTCTTTGAAAGTTCTTTCTTTATTTATAAATAGAACTATGGCTTATAAAGGTTTTTTCAAACCATTGAATCCTTCGAAATACAGAGGTGATCCCACGAACATAGTGTATCGTTCAAGGTGGGAGCTCGTTTACATGTCTCGATTAGACAAAGATCCAAGTATTGTCGAATGGTCCAGTGAAGAACATGTGATTCCATATCGTTCTCCGATTGATAATCGGATGCATCGTTACTTTGTTGACTTCTATATCAAGAAGAAGATGCCTGATGGCAAAACAAAGTCTGCGTTGATTGAGATTAAACCAAAAGCACAAACACGGCCGCCAGCTGTAATAAATAAGCCAAACAAACGTTACATTAATGAAGTGATGACGTGGGGCGTAAATGAAGCCAAGTGGAAAGCAGCTACATCGTTTTGTAAGGATCGTGGCTGGGATTTCGAGATATTAACAGAAGATCATTTGGGACTAAAATTCTAGTGGCAACTATATTTGATACAATCATTACACAAGGTGTTCGTTCTGGACAGATTCCAGCGCGCACTCAAGGTGCCCGTGATTGGTTTCGTGACACGGCCGGTGCAATGCGTAATGTGAATGAACGTACATTAATGAGAGGCGACAGCGCTCGTCTGACAACTTCACCAATTGTTGGTTCGATGTATATGTTCAACTACGATCCAAAATGGAAAGATGAGCTTCCTTACTACGATAGATTCCCTCTGGTCTTTCCATTTCGTAAAGTACCTGGTGGATTCTATGGAATTAATCTTCACTATCTTCCACCACAACTCAGAGCAAAGTTAATGGACGGTCTATATGACTATGCCAACAACACTCGCTACGATGAGTCAACAAAGATTAAACTAAACTATCAGCTTCTTACAAGTATTGCAAAGATGAGATTCTTTTCTCCTTGTGTAAAGCACTATCTTAACGAGCATGTACGTTCTCGATTTATGTATGTGTACCCTTCCGAATGGGACATTGCTCTCTTTTTACCGACCGAACGTTTTACCAAACAATCAAAGACTCAGGTATGGAACGATTCGAAGAGAAAACTAGGGATTAGAAAGTAATGTCTGAAGCACCATCAAATGCAGAAACAAAAACACCTGTAGCGCCATTAAGAACTGATCCGCTTTCTGAAGAAATAGATATCATTGTTACCGCAGCAAAAACTCAAAGATTTGATATTAACAGTTTTAAAGCTGAAATTAATAAAAATGATATGTTACCAACACATAGTTATTTGGTAACATTTGCTCCATTTAGACTTGGCTCTGAAGCAAACGCTCCACTCACAGAGTTTGTAAGATATAATTCAAACAAACTAATTCTTCGTTGTGAATCGGCAGTGTTACCAACTGTACAAGTTTTAGAAGAAGAAAATATCAGAAGATACGGTTATGGTCCAATTGAAAAAGTGCCATATGGAATGCAGTTTAATGATTTGACTCTTACTTGGTTGGTAGATAAAAGATCAGAACTAATTGATTTCTTTTACCAGTGGATGAATACGATTGTCAATTATGAAACCAGAGGTGGCAAGCAAATGTTAACTGGCTCTGACCGTTCTGGATTGGATAATTATCTTGGTTATGAAGTTGGTTACAAAGATGAATATACATGTCCTATGGTTCGAGTTCGAGTCTATGATAGAGAACTATATACTGTTACAGAATATATTCTTTATGATGTTTTTCCTATGAATATTCAATCTCAAAATTTGGCGTATGCACAGGAAAACGAAGCACAAAAACTAACTGTAACATTTGCATTTACTGATATGCAAACACTTACGCCTCGTGCTTTGAATGGAAAGCTTGAAGCAGAACTTGAAGCACAAGCTGCGGCCGATGCAAAAGCTACTGCAGCCGAGAAAGAAAACAAAAAAAGAAACAAGACAGATTATAGCCGACGTCCTGGGAAAAACCCACAAAGTTCTGTTGGCGCTTCTTCACCAAACGCTACAAATAATAATCCACCGAAACCTACAGGCGCAAGCGAATCGGTGGGAACAACTACTACAAAAAATCTTAGTGGGACCAGAATCGGTCCACCAGCTTAATGGAGACTTTTTAAAATGACTTTGCCAAAAATTGACCAGCCGCTTTTTGATGTTGTGATTCCGTCTTCGCAGCAAAAAATTGTATTTCGGCCATTCCTAGTGAAAGAAGAAAAAATCCTGCTTATTGCTCAACAAAGTGGAAATGATGCAGAAATTATTAGAGCAATTAAACAGATTCTTGGAAACTGTATTCAAAGTGAAGTGAATATTGACACTCTAGCTATTTTCGATCTAGAATATTTGTTCTTAAAACTTAGAGCTAAGTCTGTAAATAACATCATCAAACTATCATATAAAGATACTGAAGATGAAAAGATTTATGACTTTGAACTAAATTTAGATGAGATCGAAGTAAATATACCAGATCAAGCAAATTCAAAGATTGAAATTACAGATGATGTAGGAATGATGATGAAATATCCTACTGCTGATATTACAGATAAGATGGGTGATATCAATAGTGAAGTAGAACTCATGACGTTCTTCATTGTTAACTGTATTGATGTTATTTACGATGCAGATAGTGTATATCCAGCAACTGATTATTCTGAAAAAGAGATCTCTGAATTCTTAGATAACTTAGACGTTTCGACATTTGAAAAGATCAGAGGTTTCTTTGAAAGTATTCCAAAACTTCAACATACTATTAAGTACAAAAATTCTCTTGAAAACGATAGGGAGATTGAGTTAACAAATCTCAAAGATTTTTTTATGTGGGGCTGAGTCACACAGACTTAGCAAGATACTATTCGATGGTATTTTCTTTGGCTCAGCATCATAAATATTCTATTACAGAGATTGAAAGCTTAATTCCATATGAAAGAGATCTATATGTTGACATGTTAATGGAATTTTTAGAAAAACAGAAACAAGAAATAGAGAGTAGAAAGAAGTAATGGCGGGATTGTTAGACGCTGTAAAAGGTGTTATTTCAGGTGGAGAAAAAGCAGTTAGCGGTATCGCGGCTGGAGTCTCTACTATACTCTCTTCAAAAGACCAGTCACCAAAAAAACAAACTTCAAATATAATCTATGCTAGCTTTGGAATGGCCGCAAGCGCTGGGCAACAGCGTATTGCTGGTAGTGGATCTTTACCAGCAGTAAAAGCTAAAAGCTCGTACAAAGCAAAGTCAGATAACACTGAAAAGCTTTTATCAGATGTTGTTAAGTATCTGGTTTCAATTAATGGAACATTGAAAAAGCAAATTGACTTTGATAGAAAAGTCTACGAAGAAAATGCTCTTGCCGCAAGAGAAGCTAAGATCGAACAAAATAATATATTTAATGATCTTGGTAAAAGATATGGCGCAGCAAATGATAATGAAAAACAATCAAAAGGTGGAATCCTTTCGACTCTTCTAAGTGTGTTAGGAGGGTTTGTTACTAGCTTTGCTAAACTCGGATTAGGAGCACTGCTTAAAGGTTTTAAAGCAGCCATTAAAGCATTTTCTACTGCTTGGAAATGGTTGCGCGGTCTTTCTTTCTTAAAAAGCATTAGAAGTCTGGCGGGTTTAGCTAAAGCACTGCTATCTCCTGCAGTACTACGTCTTGCAGGATCTGCGGGAGTAACACTTGCTGGCTTGCTTTATATAGACGAATTCATGAAAGATACGTACAGTAAAGCAGATAAAAAGCGCAAAGGCCTTGAAAAATACGGTATGAAAGCCGTTATGAATGAACAAGGTTTTACCGAAGGATATGTTCTGCCAGATGGTAAAACATATAAGGCAGGCAGCCTACCTTCTAAATATCAAGATATTTTAGATGCATATGGCCCCCTCGCCAGTGATAAATGGGCATATTCTGTAAATGCCAGAAAAAGAATAGAAGCAGATCCTGGTGCATACGATCCAGATGCAATGGCCAAAGAATTAAAAGGTGGAGAAAAAGTTGGTGGTACTGCTCCGTCATCAACACAACCAAATACTACATCACAAGATAAGACTATCACCGGTGTAATTGATGGCGGCCGAGGATATAC